GTGCATGATGTCGTTGATCTTCTGCAACGACCGCTCGGTATAGTCCTCGCGCAGCGGGGTGTTTCCTTCTGGATAATAAGCGGGCATGTTATTACTTAATACTCCGGTTCACGGACCTCGGCAACACGGCCAGGTTACTGGAGTGGTTGCTCATTCCGTTTTTATGATGCACGTCCTTGCCGTCGCCTTTGGAGACGCGGCCGGCCCGCTCCATCTTGCGACGGGCGGCGTTGCGCTGGGCACGACGCTTCTTCTGCTCGGGGGACGAGTGGTAAATATATTCCTGGGCGTAGTCTCTAGGCATAGGTCACATCGGTTGCGCCGGACCGCCGATCTTCGCAGCGGTTTGGGCATCTTTGAGGGCCAGATCCTGCATCGTCTTGGCTTGCTTGGTCTGCATATCGACTTGGTGCTTCTCGATCTGCATCTGGAGTTTGGCCCTGCGTTCGGCCAAATCGGCTTGGGCCTTGGGTGAAAGCATCTGAGCTTCAGCCAACTGACGCTCCATCTCGGCGATTCTGGCCTGTTCAGCTTCGATCATCCGGGCTTGTTCGGCCTCTTGGGCTTTGGCCTGTTGCTCGGCGGCGGCTTGCAACTCATCGGCAAGTCGCTGACCTGAGGCATTCAACTGCTGGAACCGCTGGCGCATGAGCGCGATCTGGTCCTGACGCGCCACGTCGGGTGCGAGTAACTGCAAATGTTCGCCTAAGTGCGGGAGCATCGTCTGGTAAGCACGGAGCGCGGCTTGGGGGTCGGCCTGACCTTGGGACACAGCCTGATCAAGCCCGTCCATCGCGGTGAGGTGGCGGCTGGCGTGGATGAAGTGGTTCTCGCCGGAGGAGACGGGCAGCGCCGTGCCGGCCGACATCGTGGCATTCTCCAAGAGCGCGATCTTGTCGTCGATCGGTTCGCGAAGAGTTGCTCTCGGTGAAGGCAAGTAGCGATCGACCACTTCCTGACCGAAGCGGGCGGCGATGCGGTCGCGGAGAAGATTGATCCGGCCCATCTCGTCAAGCGAACCGAAAATCTGCATCGTCTCGTCGATTGCCGCCGAGCGCATCCCAGGGCTTCCGTAGCCGATGGCACGGACGGGCTCGACGGAATGGAAACGATGAATCGCTTCCTCGGGCACCCCACGGGCGATGCAACGCTTCTTGAAGTCGACCGCTTCACGCCCACCGGGTTCGTTAGCGGCATATTCACGAGCGGCGAGACGGCGGTAGGCTTCGCGGAGAAGCCTTTTCCAAGGATGGTAGAAAAGATTGATCGCCGCAGCCCCGAGCACCGCTTCTTGCTGCAACTGGGCGCGAACCTCGTAAGCCGTCCGAGCCTGACCATCCGGAGTGATTGAACGCGATTGGTAGCCGATCGTCCGGTTCTGCATGTTCATCGTCAGGTCGTTTAAGACCGGCATGACATTGCGGCTGTAATCGGGGATCGCCTTCTCGACGATCTTCAAGCCTGGAGGGAAGAGCGCGTAGGGGCCGTAGTAGGAAAGGGTCAGGTCTTCGAGGGCACGGGAACCGTTGTCCCCAGGTTGGACAATTAACGCCGAACTTAACAAAGCGCCATCGACCATCCCGCAGCGGAGTCGGTTGAGAAGTTGGATGTGTGGATACACCTTGTATCCAAGCCCGCGGATGCCGTGGTAGGTGCCGTTGCCGACGCCATAGCAAAACGTAACGAAACAATTCGTCGGGGCGGCGAAACGATTCGGGCGCTTGAAGAGGAAGTCCTCTTCCTTGGCGTTCTCGTCCGAGCCGATCGGATCCTTGAGGAACATGAGGTGGCTGACCTTGCCGTCGAACTCGCGCACCCACATGTGGACAACATGCACTTTCTTACCGCGACTATTGCCGTAGAGGAGGTCGTTGTTTTTAAGTTCGACTTCGAGCTTCTCCCACTCACCGGCCTCTTCAAACGCGCTGTCGCGGCAAGCGCGGATGAGGGCTTGCTTCACCATCTTGACGTTCCATCCCAGGTCTTTGGCCACTTCGGGGTCTTCGATGAATTTGTAAAGTTGGTGGGCTTGGTATTCGCGATCAACCGTAGCAACTTCGATCTCCCACTCCGAAGCGCGTGTTCCACGGGGAATCCGGAACTCGGAGAGTCCCGCGACACGCCAACGCCAATCGACCTCGTCTTCGAAATAGCAGATGCCGACACCGTGCGAGACAAACTGGTCGGCAAGCATCTGGTGATTGAACTCGAACTCCTGCCACTCCTTCAGAGTCTTGGTGAACTCTTCGGCCAGGATGCGCTCCCACTCGGACTTCTGCTCTGGGCTTCCGTAATCAATGGAGATGCGGGCCAAGACATCAACGGACGAGGTGAGGTCGTAGTATCCGGCCAAGGCTTGCTCTTTCAGGGAAGATGCTTCGCCAAAGTCGAGGTTCGTGCGCTCGCCTTGGCCCATCTCGATCAGGTCTTGCTGGTTGAAGGGGGCGGCACCATTGAACATGGCGTCAACCAGGGCGCGGTTTTTACTGGAACCTTGGTCGGAGTCTTTGATCGCTTTGTAGATCGACCGCGCCGAGTTGACGTTGTCGACGCGCATCTTGGGGGCGCGGCCGTTCTCCTCCAAGCCGAGGAGTTCAAGGGGGGCTAGTTCGGAATTTGTCATTAGATGATACCTGCGTTGGTTGGCAGTGTGAGTCCCTGCTTGAGGCGGGATATATAGTTAGCCCACTCTTTTTGACGAGGGGTCGCTTGATCCCAAGACATCCCCCCGTTTAAGAGGGATATCATGAGTTTTCGTTTGGACTCGTCGTCTCCGAGACCAGAAGTTTTGAATGCCTCGGCCTGAGACTCGGTCATGTCGAAATCGAACTTGAAGTTCCGCTCCTTCATAAGCTCTTCAAGCGGGTCGATCTCCGGAGTTGTTGCCGCGGCTTTCTTCATTTTTGCAGGGCTTCGATAAGTGAGCCGTCTTTACAACCGTGGACGACGGCGGCGTTGGTCGGCACGGGGCCGTAGACCGATTTGTCGTCGATCGGATCGCAGTAGATGCGGCCGTCTTCATCGATCTCGTAGTTCTTGGTGCGCCAGTTGTTGTGGATGAGTTTCGAGACCGCCGTATTCGGGCGCATCTCGTGGCGGAGATAAACGTCGAAGGGCTCGACATTCGGGCCGTCGTCGGTGCGGACATAGCTCCACAAGAGCGAGCGGTTATGGAAATCGCCCGGATAAACACAGGTGCCGATGACATGCTCGCCGTCGACTTTGACGAATTCGCCGGTCTTACGATCCAGCATCCGGGTCACTTGGGTGGCTCCGAGGAAAGGTTTCTGGGCTTGGTTATATTCGGTCTCGATCGCGTCGAGCCAATCTTCACGGATCGGGGTGTTATCGGCCTCGAACCAATACCAAGTGTCCTTGTTCCCGCTGTGCTGGAGGTGGCGCACGGTGCGAGCCCAGAGGTGGTTGGCACTCTGGGGCCAGCCGAGTTCGCACTCGGAATCTGGGACAAAAAGCTCGGCCGAGGCAAAAAGCGGGGCCAACTGCTCTTTGAGCGCGGCGGCTTCGTCCTTCGTATTGTAGGCTCCGACCACCAGCAGCTTGTGCCGGCCGAGGTTGCCCAAAAGGGCCATGTGCCCGGCCAGCTTGGTGGCGAGCTTGAGGTCGACTTGGGAAACGGGCAGGACGAGGAGCATGGTTTACGGAGTTATTACTTTAGCACGGTGTCGAGGATTTCCCAATTATCCGGCTGTCGGTGGAGCCGCGGCGTGTAGTTAATTTTCTTCCTCTTCCTGATCTCGTCAAATCGCCAGAAGACAAATTTCTGCCGATCGGGTAACCACGCGGCAAGAATCTGGAAGTCCCCGCGGGCATAAATCTTCTTGTTCTTCGAACCTCGGCTGGTGCTCACCCCGTAGGCATCGCGCCTTGGATAATAAGTCGCCGTCTTTATCTGAATACACGCCGGACGCTTCTTAGGGCGCAGGATCACGATGTCCGTGGCATGGGCATGTCCGATCGGCAGATAAACTTTGTAGCCGCGTCCGTCGGCTTCAAAAATGAATCTTACCTCGGCCGAGGTGCCTTTTTCGCAGTCAGTCATGCAGCAACGGCTTGGACCAACGGGGCCACTTTGCCGAAGATTTCAAAAGTCGAGTTGCGCCGGACGAGATGGGGAATGCGGAGCGCGTTCTGCCGATCGACCTCTTGCGCGGCTTCATCCTCGGAGAGGTAACGGTCGAGCTTGTAGAGGTGACGGGTCGCGAGTCGGTGGCTTTTGAACGTCGCCCGCTCTCCATTCCGGCGCGAGATCACTTGCCATCCGCCCGGTGGGAGCGCGTTACGATCGACATCCGGTGGCGGATGGAACGGCGGAATGTCGAAGTGGGATATCCCACCGTCGAAACAGTAAGTGCCGTCCTTGCGCGGGTAGAGACAGTCCGGCGTCCAAAGGCATGTCTCTTGGATGAAGGGCACCCCGAGGCCAATCGCCAGCGCCATAGGACTGGACTGGTTTCCGATGAAAAGATCGGCCCCCGCAATCAGCTTGGCCAGTTCGAGGTAGTCGCTGGTGATGGCATACTCGGCATGGACCTTGGTCACCCGCCGCAGTTCCTCGACCTCGTGCGGCAACCCGACAAAGAGCATCTTCGTGCCGAGGGCTTCACCGATAAGATCCCACCGGAAGTAAGGGTTGTGGTAGCGCGGGCTGCGGTGACAGACGACCCGCCCCCGTGCCCGCGCCGAGGGGGAAACTTTGAGCCAAGGATCAGGCACCGCGTTCGCATTGACCCAATCGCTTTGCAGTTCCATCAAGCTGACCCCGTAGATCAGCCCACCATTACGAAAGGTGGAGAAGTTGACGCAGTGCTCGTTCTTCGGCGCATCCCCGTGGATGACCTTGCCAACATAGTCCTGGGCTTCAAGGAGCGGACGCAATACCGCCGCCCTTTGCTCGGTCATCTTGGCGGTCCAAGGGCGTGAGTTCAGATAGAGATCCCCGCGCCCGAGTTCCCTCATCGAGGGCAGCGCGTAGAGGACATCCCCCAAGTCTCCGGAGTGGAAATAATTCACGACCAATCGTCGTTAGCTTCTTCGTGCGTCTCGGCTTCGTCTTCTTGGAACATCGTGTCTTCCTTGGACAACACCTCAGTCACCGCATCGACGGCCTGAAGCCAATCCGGTGCGGTCAGCGAAATCATCCGCAGCGGTGGCGCATTTTTGCGAAGCTCTTCAACTGTGACGCGATACGACATTGTGCGGTTATTATACCGCTGAACTACTCGGCGCTCAAAGTTACTGTGTCCAGCCCGTTATGATCCCGTTGGATATGGTCACGGAGTTCGTAGTGTAGTTGGTTCCATTGTAGGAGACAAAGGTGCGGTTGGTAGTAATACCACTGCCGAGGCCGAGGTTGGTTCTGGTTGTATCGGCGTTGGTTGTGGCGTTGAAGCTGATTGCGCCGTCTATGCGGGTGTTGCCAGCAAGATGTATTGGTTGCGCTGCATTAGCATTAGCGTTGCCAGAGCCAAAAATAACTCCCGTGCCTGTAAGTCTATAAATTGTGGTTCCGATAGCAAAGTGCCTCGCCTCAGAGAAATTTGTGGCCGAACGAAATGCTGTGTTTCCTAGAGTGCCTGTTCCAAAAGTAATTCGTCCAACCGCTCCAGCGTTAGTTGTATTATTCTCAGCGCGAAGTAAAAATTCTTGATCGCTAAACACACTCATTGCCGCTTGAGGGTTACCTCCATACCAATAGATTGAATTGGATTTTGCCGTCAAAATGACAGGATATTTCATTTCGATGCCGCCAATTTCCGAGTTGGTCTGAGACCCCATGATGAAAAACGTGCGCGTGGTGAGTCCGTTGGTATCTTCAGTGTTAAAATACGCTTCCGATACTGGCGAATTTACGACTGGCGAAACCCACATATTTTCCAGCGTCAAAGAATGCGCCCCGACGTTAAAATTGGTGCGTGCCCTATCTAGCCCGTTAGGACTAGGAACGTGGTTAATTCCTAGCCATGAAACCGTCCAATCAGGCGACTGCGGAGAAGTGTTTGTTTGGTTGCCGTCGTAGACAAACCAACTTGCAACGCTGTTTGAGCGTGTAGTTAGTCGAAGTTCTGGCGGATTGGTCGCGTTGGTTGAGGACTGGTAAACGCGATTAGTGAATGTCAGCGTATTTGTCCCGCTATATACCACCTGTCCATTGGTCGTGTTGTATCCCAGACTCTTGATCGTCTGGCCATAGACCCCGACTCCCAGAATCCCGAATAACAATGTAAGTGCTAGTTTCTTCATCATGGTAATACCTCTGTTAGCGGGGTTCCGTCTGTGTCGATTCTGAGTCGGCGCCTTACCCCGTTGGAATCCCGCAAGATAATCCCCTTGGCTGCACTAGTGATCTCGATGTCCTCGTTGGTTGTGCTTATGCTGCTTGCTACAAAAGGGGTTTTGGCACCCGTGTCACCTGAAACCACTTTGAATACGCCGTCAGCATCGTAAACAAGAGCCACGTCCCCAAAAGGGGGGCGCTGAACGCTCTGCCCTTCATTTAGGCGGTTGAAATAAAATTGATCGTTCATGTATGGAGTTACGGGGTTAAGATAACGCATTATGCGCTAGTCAACAAATAGCCCGACCGCCGCGGGGCATACTTCGAAGTCATCGTCGACTTCCAACTGCTCATCCCGCGGCGACTCCCACCAGTCTCTTGCGGAGGACGCAGCCCGAACCGCTCGCGGACAACATCGAGCATGACGAAGGCGGCGTCGGCCACGTCGGGCGATCGGCCGATCCTGGCCTTCATATCGGTTTTCGACTCGACGACCACCTTCATCGATCCGGACTTCCGCGTGTCGTAGTTCCGGCTGGTCATCTCCCGAGCCAGATCCGGCCCGATCCCTCGAAGCTGACCATTTTGCAAAAACTCCTTCGCGCCGAACCAAAGCTCGGTCACGCGGTTGACGTATTTATCTTGGGCCGCGGTCGCATCGTAAGCCGAAAGCGATCGCCCCGAGGGAGCCCCGCCGAAATGGACGCGCAGGAACTCGTTCGACCCGCATACGGTGGCCAAGGCATCGCAAAAGGGAACACCACCGCCTGTCACGTCCACGCCGATGTTGCGCCACGGCACTCCAGCCTTGGTCACCATGTCCTTGATCTTGCGTGCGATCTGGAAGGTGCGCGGCTCGGGGTTGCTCGCCTCCTCGTCGAGGTAGTGGAACTCGTCGAACGAAACCTGATCGACCCCATCTTTGTTCTGGCCAAACGAGCCCAAATAAATGACACACCTATCCCCGCCGCTCACAAAAGAGGGGTCGATGCCGACAATACGTTCGGTTCGGCCCCTCCAAATCGGCTTTTGATCGGCCTGGAATCGGATGATCTCGGCCTCGGAATAGATCGCTTTGCTAACCGCCTGCGGTGGCCAAAAACCTCTGTAGTCTCTCCAAAAGATCGGGTTGTCCTCGCCGAGTCGCTCACGGGCCTCGTCGATCTTTTCCCACTTCTGGATCGGCCATTTGTTCTCACCGGCCAAGTAGTTCGGATTCTTGAGGGCATCGAGGTGTAGACAAACGCCACCCAGCTTGGTCTCCCACTTTTCATCATTGACCGTGATGCTCCCCCACCCGTTGACCGGCTCGACGAATCGACCGAAGGGATCGTAGTAGGAGACGGGGTTCGCCGCCGCGCAAATGTGGAGATAAGGGTTGTTCGCCAAGTTCGACATGGCGGTGTCGAGAAAGGCATGACCCAACTCGCTCAACTCGTCAGCCGCGACGATGACCCGCGGAGCCTTCATGCCTCGCATCTTGCCCGTGACCTCGCTGGTCTTCTTCGCCTCGGCCGGAATCAAGTAAACCCCCGCCTGCTCCATCCGCTCGCCGTTCCGGATCGTGTAGATGGCCGGAGTCGGAGTATCGGCGAGTTTGCCTGGGGCCACGGGCTTGATGCACGGCCAGTAACGCTGGATTGCACCCCAGACCCGTTTCTTGGCGTCACGAATGCTCGTGGATGTGACCAATGAGAGTGTGTGAAACGGCGCGGCCATCCAATTCAGCAAAGCCCAGATCGCCATGAATTCCGACTTGCCGGACGAACCGCAGCCTGCGAAACCAACGAACTTATTGTGACAGCACTCGTAGAGCATATCGTCCGCCCACGGATGCCAGATAAAGTTCTCGGTTTTCTTATTGAAGAAAATCTGGGCCGCGTTTTTGAAGTGCTCTTCAATCGACAGCATCTCGGGCGAGCGCCGATCACGGTTCCCAAAGCAGTAGAGTTCGATCGCCCAATCGGCCGTTCCGGGCACAAAATAGACCCCGTATTTCAGTCGGTATCCGACCGGAGGAGTCGTGGCATCGGAGGCAAAAATCGGCGTCATTTTGGAAATTTTCTTGCTACAGAGTTACACAAGCGGACACAATCGTTTTTGATAATGTGCAGTCACTTGATTTGCAATAACTTACGATGAGCGTTCTACGGGTTCGAATTTACGGGTTTAAGGGATTATTTAACTTCTGTAAGTCACTCGACTTACTCTGTTGGCAGCAAAGTTACGTCCGTTATCATTTTCGTTATTATTATGCTGTTATGAAGAATTTTGAACATTTTGACACAAAATCCAGTCACAACTAACAGCCATGAAAATCGAAATCACTGACACACGAAACGAAGGCGCAGTCGTCCGACTTAACGGGGCTCGGGCTCATGTCGCCAAGGTCCGCAATGGAGCCTACCGCCAGTTCCTCATCCGGTGGAAGGTGGGGCGGAAGACGATGCGGCGAGTCTTTGCCAAACGAGACAAAGCGATAGAGGAGGCTCAAAGGATCGTCACTGACTTGGCCAGCGCCCTCGGCGAGAAAACAACCATTCATCCAGAAGACAATCTATTCCTTCGGGAGTGTTTACGCAAAGCGGGCGGAAAGAGTCGGCTCCTCGAAGCCGTGGAACAATACGTCGCCAAGAACCCGATCGGGGCTGGGCGTAAGACGGTGAAAGAAGTATCCATCGAGTTCGTCGAAGCGATGCGCGAACGGCAAAAGTTGAAGGGGCTTTCGAAATCCTACCTCAACGGACTCTCGACCGACTCAAACCACATCCGACGTTGGATCGGCCATCGGCAACTCAACAGCGTGACCCATGAGCAGTTTCAAGAGTATATCAGCAAGGGCGAGTGGTCGCCGTTTACCTACCGCAACCTAGTGCGTCACTGGCAGATGATGGAGAAGTTTGCCAAGAAAAAGGGCTACCTCGGTAAGGACGCCGACTCAATCACAGCGGACTTGGCTCTCCCCTCCCTCGACCGCAGAGTGGTGCCGATCTTCAAGCCTTGGGAGTTGATGCACCTTCTCCTGATCGCAAAGCCGGACGAGATCCCCTACATCGCGACGATGGCATTCGCCGGCTCGCGTCGGGCCGAGTTCCAGCGGATGACTGCTGCACAACTCCGATTCGACGAGCACCATGCGGTCATCGACGAGACTATCGCCAAGACCGCGGCCCGCAGGACTCTGGACATAACCGACCAGATGAAAGCCTGGCTCGCGGTCGCCGAGATCCCAGAAGAAGGTCGCCTGACCAGTCATCGCCGGGTGGCAGCACTCAGCCGCAACAAAGCCCGGCTCTCTGCCGTAGGGATCGAGTGGAAGACCAACGTCCTCCGGCACTCTTTCTGCACCTACCACTATGCCAAATACCGCAACGCCAACGAGACCTCTTACCTCGCGGGGAACAGCCCGAAGACCCTGCAAAAGCACTACCGCGGCCTCGTGACCACCGCGGAAGCCGACGAATGGTTTAATATCAATCCAATATCAGTGCGGGCTTATGCAGAGGAAAATGGCTTGTCACCCCTCATAAAATGGTGAACAACCACATACT